GACGAGGATTGCCCCTTGCCTTGATGGGTGTCTTGCGGTTGTCTTGCTTGTGCGATCTGTAGCTTGTTTGCAAAATAAGGGAACGCTCAAACTGCTGGGGTTCTAGCGTTCCGTGGAGCCGAAAGCCGGACTTGAACCGGCGACCTGATGATTACAAACTATCTTGTCTTAAAGCTTGTATTCGTTGCGGCTCTAAGACTTCAAAAACAGCAAAACGTCACTGAACCTTGAATGGAACCTTTTCTATTTTTTCTGAACCTGTGCCGAACGTCTTGAAAATTGCGTCATAAAGGTCTTTAGGAGCGTTATCAATTACGTGTGTGTATATGCGCAAGGTTGTGTTTACATCGTCGTGTCCTGCTAAATATTGGATTTTCTTAATATCCAAGCCGGATGCGCAAAGTTCTGTTATATAGGTATGCCTTAGTAGATGGGCGTAGATACGGAACGGTGTTTTATTTTGAACCTGCTCCCACATACGGCGATATGCTGAATCGCTCATAACACTTTTAGTTTGTGCGGCATAAATCACAAATAGGCTCTTCGGATTTTTCTTGGCTTCGGCCAAAGCGTCAGCAAGTACGGGCGGTATTGGTATAGACCGATAGGCGGCTTTGCTCTTTAACTGGTTAGTGTGGATAGGTCTGTCGTTGTCGAATTTTACAGCATGACGTACGTCGATATGAGGAAACTCTCCAAGGTGAACATTGCTCCATAGCAAGCCTAGCGCCTCTTCCTTGCGTAACCCCGCATATAGGCAAAGCAAAATGTAATGATACGCGCGTGTATTAAAAACGGTTTTACATAATACGGTTTGTTGTTTTTTAGAAAGAGGTTTAACTGGTTGTGCTTTGTTCCCCCCTGCTGTAACTCCCTTGCATGGGTTTTTAAGTATTAACCCGTTGATCTCCGCGCTGTTCATAATTTGGTTGAGCGTGATTAGTAGTTTAGATTGTGTAGAATGGGAAAACCCAGCCTTGCTCGATATAAACCTTTCAATGTTGAGCGGTTTGATGTCGGTTAGCTTCATGTTTTTGAAAAACGGCGCTATATGCGTATTTATGGCATTGCGGTACATTTTGACGCTGTATAGTGTAAGGTTAGGTTCCTTAGTAACAAACCATTCCCGCGCATATTGAATCAATGCTATATCACGGTTCAACACAAGTCCGGCCTCATGCGCTTCCATCATGGCGGCATACTTCTCGTCAATCTCGTCCGGCGACTTCCCGGTAATAGCGTGCTCCTGCTCCCCAATGCGTACCCGCACCCGATACCGCTTCTTGGATTCAATCCACGGGTAATGTGCAAAGACGTTGTTTTTTTTAGGCATAGCGATTCCCTCTACTTGATTTCTATTGTATAGGTCTTAACGGGCTTTTCATTCGTTGGCGGTTGATAAATCGGCGGTGGTTGACGAATCTCGAAAAACTTATTTGCTAATTCATGTGTGGTAATTTTGTTGTTCTCGTATAAGAGATTGCCGCTCCAGTTATACATCCTCATTAGCCAGCCTTTCGGCGTTTTGTTTATAATCATTTTTGCTTCGTTCGCATTGGGATTCAAGTTGTGGATTATCATCTCATGGGATGTTTTATCTGTACTCCATGAACTTAAAATATCATAACATTCACCTTGCCTAGAGGGAATGAATTGAGAGTATCGCGGTAAATAATTGCGCTTCTGTTTTTCCCGCCGTTTGGCTGGATGCTTGCTTCTGTAAAGAAGATAAAGGAGTATAACAATGGTGATAAGCAATCCGGCGATAAGGAGCCTTGGGCCTAGTTCTTCCGGCATAGGCAGTAAAAAGCCCTCCATAATGTCAACCCTCCAAAGATAAAATTTGTTCTTGACAAGCTATCTGTTCGGTGTTACGATAAAGGCACAAGTGTTCGTAATCGTCAAGAGGAGGTACATAAAACGATGGAAGAGAATGTCAAGAAAGTGTATGAACAGGCTATTGAGGAGGCTCTGGATTTACTGCGGATGCTTCGACCATATCAATTAGAGGTTGCCGCATATGTTCAGGAACAAACTGAATCAGATAATTGAATTTGCCCTTGAGTTCCTCTAGCGTCGGGTCATAACCCGGCGCTTTTGTTTTGTCTGCATAAATGAGTAGTTCATCAAGTCCGAGATTTAAGGCGTCAGCTATTGCAATAGCGTTGTTTAAGCTGGGTTCGACGGTGCCAGTGGCGTAGTTAGACATGAGAGCAGATGAAATGCCAGTTATTCGGCAAAGTTCGGCTTGCTTGATATTGCGCTCATTTAGGACGGCTTTGAGACTGTCAGAAAAAGTCATATTTAATCCCCCTTAGCACAATCATAACATTTGCTAAAAATATTTACAATAGGGTATTGACAATATAAAAAATCTTTAGTATATTGATGATACAAGCTAAATATATTTAGCGAATAGCCGCAGGTGGGGCAACGCCACCGGGCAAGGGGGAACGCGACAATGGGAAATATGGTGATGAAAAGAGCGGACGCAGTTGCGGTGCTTAACTCGGCGAATAACTTCGTGTTGTTCGTGCCGGAGCACACAGAATACTCATGGGCGCCGATGGTGTGTAAGGTCAGGGGCAAACGCTTGGAAGAGGTCAAAGGAACCGTACGGAGAGATACCGTCAAGAAGATGATAGCAGAGGATATGCTTGAGGAAATTGCCTGCGGAACAAGCGGCGCGACGTACATACTTAAAAAAGCATAACCGGCTTCTGGGGGGTTGAGCCAATCAGCCCCACCCCAGCGGCAGTATCGCCGCATAAGATGCGGAGTTTTCGGGGTTGTGCTCCCCCTGACCTGATATGCAGGGTAAACAACCCCAATTTCCCCCTAAGGGAGGTATCTCGATGAAACCAACTAAGCCCCCGGACTACCGCATAGCCGATATAACCCGCGAACTCCGTATAGGTCGGGATACCGCCCTAGCCCTCCTGCAAAACGGTGACTTGATCGGATACCGGATAAACGGTCAATGGCGCGTCGAACCGTCAGAGGTAGCCAGCTTCAAGGTCCGTAACGCCCCGGTTATCAGCGTTGACCGTGTGACAGCCCGTGCCATCGCCCGGAACCGTCCCCCGGCCCCAGCGCCATATATCTACAAGCCCGGTGACAAGGTAGTGTAGGGTCAAGCGGGAACTCCCGCATTACATATATCCCGATTACGAAGAAAGGAGGACACCGACCAATGAGCCAGAAGTACATTGCTACTAGGATTGGGTTGCGGAAAGAGGACAAGTCCCCTTACACCATCCTTTGCCCGATCGTCAGCGGCGTATCAAAGGAAAAGGGCGCGTACGGCTTCATCGACACTAACAAGGCTATGTTCGTAGACGGGCATATCCCTGTCGGGACAGTCAAAGCGTACGAGATCACCGAAGTCAAAGCGTAAGCCGCACCCACACGGGGGTGGACGCTGACCCGTTCACCCCCACCACCCCGACAGGAGGTAGCCCCATGAAAGCGCAGGTAGTCGGAATCGGAAAACGGCGCGTCGGCGTGTCACGGAACACGGGCAAACCCTACGACGGTATGCCGATTTACATATTGTACGTCTCCGGCGACGTAGACGGCTATAAAACAGGCGATACGTTCTTCAACTTCCTCAACGATACCGATTTCCCCAAGGTAGAGATCGGGGACCTGATCGAGATAGACTACAACAGCGAAAGCGCCAGTTCCTATATCGAGCGCGTAACCGTTCTGAAAAAAGCAAAAGCAAGGGGGATCCCAGAAGGTGAGTAAGCTAAACCGGATTGCGTTTCTGCTCTCGTGCCTGTCCCTGCTGACGGCCCTGTCATGCCAGTTCCTCCCCAAAGCGTTTGCCGAGGAAACTCCGCCACCCATAGAAGAACCCGAACCCAGCCCCGAGCCGTCCCCGGAGGAAGAGTCACCGGACGAACCCGCCCCGGAGATTGACCTGACCCCGATCATCGTCGCGCTGGGCGTGATCGTCGGCGTTCTGCTCGTCTCGGCCTTCTCCGGCGGCATGAGGAACGCCACATGATGAACGATCTGTTTTACGGCATAGGCGTTGGCGTGGCGATAGGCACCGTGGCATGGTTCGCGGGATGGATCATCGGCAAAATATTCAAAATGTTTAAGTATGTAGCGCGGTAACGCGAAACATAACGCCCGGCGTACGCTTGGCGTATCACGACAGGAAAGGAGGAGAAGCACATGAAAAAGGCTCTTATCGCTCTGGCGGTTGCCGCCGTTCTGGTGGCGACCTTCGCCCTCCCCGTCTTTGCCGCCACCGGTGACAGCGTGGCGGACATCATGAAGGACGGTTTCGACAACCTCAAGACGGAACTGCTGCCGATCATTGGCATCGCCCTGGCGGCCGGCCTCGGCATCTTCGCGATCTTCTTCGGCGTTCGCAAAGGCATTTCCCTGCTCCGCAAGGTTAGCGGAGGCTAAACCCAACGCAACGGCACCGGGGGGAGCGACACCGCTCCCCCCACTCACTCCAAAGGAGGGAACCACCCGATGAAACACCCGCAACAGATAGCCAGACGCACGGCGGCGCTCCTGCTGTGCGTTGTCCTGCTGTCGGCGTTTATCCTGCCCGGTATCATCCCGCAAGCCCGCGCTATCGACGAGTACGATGCGGAATTTGAGGAGATTATTGTTGAACTGGTCAGCAATATAACGGAATCAGATATTCGTCAGTTATCGCAGGTGGCAGATATATATGTCGGGCTGGGGATAATCGGCGCGGCGGCAGCCACAACAGGGACATATACGGAAATACAGATAATCAACTTTAAGATGTTGGAAGCAGTCTTAAAGAAAAAAGCGGCAACGGCGGCACAAGCTACGGGAATCAATTGGAGCGCTGTGGGAACAACGGCGTTAAAATGTGTGATAGGGGCATTGGCGGCGGCAGGGGTAACGGTGGTGGCTATGACTGATTGGCGAATGGTGCTTGAGTATGAGGGCGCTGCTATGGCCTCTGGAAGATGGGATTTGGAGGACGCAGAAGCATGGTTAGCGCAAAACGTATATAAGACAGGCAATATGTTTTATGACTGGTCGGCAAATTGGAGTTGGAGCATTACCAAGCTAATGAATTGGCTGGATGGCGATGTATACGACGCTTCAAACCGCAAGGAAAAAGCGGCCCGCTACTGGGAACTGACCCAAAGCGGCTGGGAAACCATAAATAGCAGCATAAAAAACCTATTCGGCGGCAACAAAGCCCCCGGCCCGCAGGAACTCCCCGCCCTAACGCCGCAACAAGTCCTAGAAATCATTCACTATGCAAAAGAGACAGATATAAGCAACTTTGGCGGAATACCCTATAACGCGACAGAGTTATACAGAATCCCTAGAGGGGTCACATATGAAGGCAGAAATGGTCAGTTTTTGCGAATCTATGATAGCGGCAATAGGATTTTAATGGATAGAAAGGGAGTCCTGAATTATACAGATTTGCTTAACGGTAAATTCATTCAAGATATAGGATATGATGTAGGAAATAGCAATTTAGAGATGATGAGTTGGATCATAAAGATACCGGATGGAACGATAGTGGGGGATTATCCGGCAGAATATACATGGCTGATAAGTGCGGGACACCGACATAAAGTTACAGGGTTTACTCATGCGGGAACATTTGGTGCGTACATAATGGCAACGGATTCAGACCTCGGCCTCCCCGCCGTCCCCTACACCAACAACGCCGACAAAATCCAAGAGCAGTTGGATCGCATGGAGGACAAGCTAGACAACCTCGTTATCGAGTTTCCCCAAATTGAAAACCCCACAGGGGACCCTAACATAGACTTCTCCCGCTGGATGGATCAAATGCAGAACTGGGAGCCGTATATCAGCACGGGGACAGGGACAGCCCCCGGCACCAATCCGGGGACAAATCCCGGCACAGAACCCGGCGCAAACCCTGACCCTGATATTGACACAGATACCGATACCGACAAAGACAGCGACAACAGCCATTTCCACCTATTCCCGTTCTGCATCCCCTTCGATGTGGTGAACATGGTCAAAGGCTTGCGCGAAACACCGGAGGCCCCTCAATGGGAAATCCCCTTCGGCCTCCCCTCCGCGCTGGCCGACTATATGGGACAGGATACCATCACCATGACGGTGGACCTGTCGTTCTTAGAATCTATCATGCCGTTCGTGCGGCTGTTGATGCTGGCGGGATTCATCATGGCGCTGGCGAAGGCCACGTCCAGCTTTATCAAATGGTGAGGAGGTACACACTATGGAAATCCTGTCTAACCTGTTGCCCAGCTTCTGCCCGTTCGCTGACTTCGTAAGCTATCTCAATAACGCCACGTCGGGCTTCGGCGGATTCCTCAAGACGTTTAACTGGTTCGTCCCGATTGCCGATATGATCGTGATACTGGAGGTTTGGGGGCTTGCCATCGGCGTATGGTACGCCGCCAGCATCATCCTCCGCGCCGCGAAGGCCATCCAATGATTACGGCGTACACGGGAACACCGGGGAGCGGCAAGACGCTGGACGTTATGCGGGCGATCATCTATGCGCTCCAATCGGGTCGGAAGGTGCTGTGCAATATCCGGATTCGGGATTTGCCCCGCAGTCTGGAGAAAAAGCGGCATCTGATTGAGTACATCAGCGACAGCGACATCACACCGCGCAACTTCCTCCGCTACGCCGTCCGGGAGCATGATCTGTCGGAAGAGGGGCGGGAGTATCAGACGCTTGTCGTAATAGACGAGTGTCAGCTGATCTTTTCCGATACCGTAATGAAGAAATGGCAGGAACGGCAGTGGATGCGTTTCTTCTCCCAGCATCGGAAGTTCCGCTATAACTTTCTGCTGGTAACCCAAAGCCTACGGGGCGGCATCGTCCGGCAGATACGGGACAAAGTGGAGTTGGAGATGCTGCACTGGAAACTAAGCAACTACCCGACCAAAAGCGTCATGTTCGGGCTGATCTTGTTATTGGTGGCTCTCTCCCCTGTAGAGATATTCATGAGCGTGACCAAATGGCCCGCCACGACGGAGAAGGTAAAGCGGATGTTTCTGTACAAGCCTAAGCTGGGGCGTATGTACGGGACCTATGAGTTATTCGACATGGAGGAGTTAAAGGACATCATCGGCGAAGAGGAAGAGATTGAGAAGGAATACGCTTTTCCGGAGATCAATCTCGGGCTGACGTTGCCGGAGGAGGATACGGCGACATAGAGCGGCGCGGCGGGGGGTTGGCCCCGCAGGGGGGACCCGCCGCGACCGCTTCTCCGGGGGAGCCATTCACCGTGACCCCCGCGAACTAAACAGGGGGGTCACAATTACAAAGGGGGGTACACACAATATGCAAGCGCAAATACTGCTGGACTGGTTCACATTCACAGTCCTCGATACCAACGATTCTCAAACGGTTATCAAAGACATCCTCAATCTCGACCCCGGCATATTCGAACCGACTGAGTACGGACGGAACGGTTACAAGTCCGGTCTGCATTATGACAACATAACCGTTCTCTACGACGGCGGGATACTGGCGATGGGTGTGTGCGTGTCTCTCTCCGGCAACGGGTGCCGTACCTATGAACAGTTGGGCGGGAATGTCCTTGATCTTGCTTTCAAGGTCTATGACAGGGAGAGGGCGAATATCACCCGCATTGACATCGCCTGTGACGATAAGGGCGGCGCTCTTGATATGGACGAACTGGAACGGTACTACAAGGAGCGGCGTATCCGCTCCGCTTGCCGCAGACGGCAGTTCTATCAAAACAATAACGGCGAATACGCTCCGGAACGGACGATCTACATAGGCTCCCGCAAGAGTGATCTATCCTTCCGCTTCTATGATAAGGCCAAGGAACATTACGACCCCAAGGCGGACCCCGAGTTATACGCCAGCCATTGGATACGTGTGGAAATGCAAATGCGGCATGAAGTGGCGGAGAACGCTGTCCGGCATATCCGGGACGGTATGGTCAAAGGGCGGTCCCTCGGGGAATGCGTGGCGGAAATGCTGGGCGGCCATGTGCAGATGATCGAGTTGGACGATAGCAATATATCACGCTGTACGATCTCCCCGTGGTGGGTGGATTTCCTTGAGACGGTTAAGGGTATCAAGATCACGGGCAAAGAGGAGAAGGAACATATCTTCGAGCGCAAGCTGCAGTGGTTCAACCGTTCGATCGCGCCCCTTGCCGCAACGCTGGTGGGTGGTATCGGGGAACACGGTTTCCTGGAACTGGTCTATGCCAACTTCGACCGGCGTACCGATAAGCAGATCAATATGCTCAAGGTATACAGCGACAGCCCGGAGGCTAAGGGCGGGCTGAATGTATTCGGTAACAGGATGATGGTCAAGATTTATAAGCAGTGGCGCAAGCGTATGCGGGAGAAGGGTATCAATGTACCAAAGGAACCGGAGCGCACGTGGTGGGATGATTTCCTTGACGAGGATTGCCCCTTGCCTTGATGGATGTCTTGCGGTTGTCTTGCTTGTGCGATCTGTGCCTCGTTTACAAAATGAGGGAACGCTAAAACCGCTGGGGTTCTAGCGTTCC